TCACACCAACGTAGGTATCACCAGTGTCCATGAGGGTCAGACCATACAGCACATGGTTACGGTCAGAGCGGAGTTTTCTCATTCATCACCACCAAAATAACCATAGTCCTCATCCGTACCATAACCAGCAGAGGCCAGTGCGGACTCAGCATCTCCGTCCATGGATTCGTCATATGTTTCAAACACACGATTCTCTTCCAATAGAGTATTAACGAAAATCTCCACTGCTTCAAATGGCAGACCAGCCCTATAAGCGGACTCATACAGGTCCTCAATGGTGCTGCCAGCCTCATACATAGACATTAACTTATCGACCAACTTGCTCATACTGCTCTCCAAAAAAATACATCCATAATAACAACTGACATAGCGATACAGAATATCACTGCGATAATAACAATTTCTTTATTTGAGGTCATGCGTTTTTCAATATCCAAGCTAGTGCATCACGCTTAAGGTCAAATGCATCATAAACAAAACCATCATTAACATCAACGACATGCCAAACTGGTACAAGGCGACCTCTGGGTGTCTCAGTAAAAGACTTGACAACCTTAAAGATTATCATGCTGTTTCCTTATAAGTGAACAGGATAAACTTCGCAACATTCAACTGCTTACGAATTCTCTCAGCTGAACGCTCTGGATCCATGACCAACAGCTCTTGACAATCAGAAAGAATGCCAGCCACTAACATGTCCATACCACATGTGCGCGCTGTCAGTGATTCCATATATTCAGTCCGTATGGCTTCTTCAGACATTCCATAAACCGCAAATTCTCTATCCGTTGTCATCTTTAGTCCTTTATCAACTCAACAGAAACCATTATACAGGTCCAGGTAAGAATGGCAACCTAGTACTAAAGTTCTCAGTTTCTCCGGTCAAGTATTACGATCTTTCTGGAGATAGATTTTAGACCCAATGACCTTACGGCCATCTAACAGTATATCACATATATCACTCTGCGACATTTTATTAACTGCGATCTTATTCAACAACTGATTAACCATCAGAGACCACAGAATATCACTGCGGTTGTAGTTAGTATTATTCATTTCTTTATATCCTTCTATTCATCATCATTTTATCACATCCTGGTATAGTGCGTTTGCAACCACTCACTTACATTCGTTACACCACTCACTTACATACCAGGTCTCTATATAATCTCTACTGGATTATGTCGTTAATTGGTAAGGTTTATTCCACTTACCAACATTGATATGGTAGTAATAAGCCGTATCAAAGTAATCTATTTGTGCATTGGTATTGTCATAGTAATTAGCAACAAGCAGCGATTCTTTAATTTCCTTCAGTGCTTTCATTGCAATAGGACGGTCTTTATAGTGGTCATCTATCCAATAATGGTTTACTTGAATGTTATCACCACCAAAGTTAATTGGACCTGATTTTATATTCACTGAAATACTAGAATGGTTATGTACACTCAGGGTTGCTTTTAGACCATACTTCTTTAATACTGGTTTCAAAGCCTTGGCGATTTGTGCCTTCTTTTCTTGGTTCATATAAGCCATTAATTACTCCAATATGATTCTGATCGGGGTGAGCAATGATATGGTGTATCATAACGCTCCTGGAATTCTTTTCCACTCATTGCATTCCTAGTGGTTACATAGGTTGAAAAGACTTCGACAATAAAGCCGAGTTTGCGTTTAGATTCGGCAACGGCCTTAATATAGGCATCGGTGCTAGGTGCAAAGTCTTGTTTGGCATACAACCGGCGACCTTCTTTCGTTCTACGGTCAACCTTGTAAATTTCAAGAGTATATTCTTTCATGTCAGACATTCTGTATCCTTTATCAGTTTCTATGGTACCATTGTAACACGGTCCGGCAATCTTGGCAAGCAGTGACTTGGAACTGTTGTTTTTATGCAACTCTACTAACATTAGGTTGATTCCAGTCCGTGGTCAAATGCCCATTGGTTCGGGTCTATTACAGCTTCTTCTACTGCCTCCAATACTTTTGCAGGAAATATAATACGACCATCATACTTGAGCTGCGAGGCCTCAAACTCGGTCATATAGTCATCTGCGACCACCTCAAAGTCTACGATTGCCGAGGTGTAAAACTCATTGGCGCACTCAATTTGTGGTGCATAGGCCATGACCATAGCGGTCGCCTCGGCAGCAGAGCCATTAAAATTGGGAATGAAAAAGTCCGTAGACCCTTTCGGCTTCCAATACGGTTCTTCTGCCGAACCGTAGTTTTCATAGTTTTGGGTGAAAATATAAATCTTGCTCATATCAAACTTTCCATTTCAAACATGTTACCGTGTCCTTGGTCCAAGTCCACTTTATACACACTGGTTTTGTCGCGGCTACACAGTTCATTGTATAACTAAAGACTACCAGCACCACAATCACTTTTTCTCTTAATTTCATATCTTTATCAACTCAACAGAAACCATTGTACAGGTTTCGGTGAGAATGTCAAGCGTAGAAAAAAGTTCTCAGTTTCTCCGGTCAAGTATTATGTTAGTGAGTGGTCACTTACGACTCAAGGTTGGCATTAACTTTTTCAAGTTCCAATATCACTAGAATAATGCCAGATAATATTGCTCTATCTAGATTACCAAAGTACCAACTAATGGCGATTGATAGCCAGAGTATAATCGTGAAAAACTCACGCAATAATTTGATTGCTTTTTCCATTATGCTAGTTCCTCTGCCTCATCAATTAACATATAAACCATTCGCTTATATGCTTCCTGTTCAATGGCCGATAGACCAGTATCGGCGTCCATTCTCTCAATACAATCTTGAAAATCAACGGCATTAACCCTCATGCCATATTGAGAAACTATAAAATTAACTTCACTTCGTGTCATAACTTACTCCATAGATATTAGACCAGCATTTCAACTTGCTGATTTTACGCTTTTTGGCTTGATCGACCAATGATTGCTGTATAATGCCATTATCAATCATTAATTCAAACATGCACATCAAATCACCAATTTCTTCTTCTAAATGGTCACGATTGCTCTTGCCATTATGAATACCATCGATACCGAAACGATTAACTTTAGATATTGCCTGTATGACCTCGGCACATTCTTCCTGTGCAATTAATATAATTTCGGTTTCTTTATCATTCATATTATCTATCAAATTCAATAGACACATCTATCAAACTGTTAATTTTTCACTATACCTACAGTATAACGGAACCAGTGGGTTTGGCAAGCTGTACACTTAAGTACTCACAATCTCCGGTCAAGTATTGTCACCATTTACTACCTCGGGACCAGGTATCATCATAGTCATCCAGATAATCTTTCACATCTGGTATTTCAATGTAAAAGTCTTCAGAGGTCAATGGATTAAAATCTACACCTTGCTGGCGTAGTCTGGATTCACGGGCAATTCGTGCGTTTCGTGCGGCCGCCTCTGGTGTATCATTATATTGGTTTAGTTTAGTTGCAAGGTGTCGCTTGTGCTCATCAGAATGAACACGGACATTGCCACATGAGGCTGAACAAAACTGGCCACGCTTCGTATGTTTATTCGAACAGCGTGGACAAATCTTTTCAGTGGGCATTAATCATGCACTTCATCAGGATCATATCTTTCATGGCCAGTTTCTTTGGCGTGGGTTTCACACAGTGTTTCGTGCCAGCCATCGGTGTATGTCTCACCTGGGGCACCACACACCTCACAGGTTACAGCACTCATATATTCAGCAAAGTGAATATAATTCCTCTGTTTATCAGTATAACCACTTGCATAGAACCTTAGGCTGCCATACTTTTCTTTAACTTGGTCAACAGTCGGCACACATTCAGCAGCAAGATCCATCTTGGCCTTGGCAGCATCAACATCAGCTTGCGTGAATGGTTCTGATTTCCATCCCTTTTCACCCTTTTCAAACATCTCAAGGTTGAATTCATATGTGCGTTTGGCTGATCTGTAGTCCTCGGTGAGTAACAGACACAGCGTGTTAATCAAATTGTACCAGCCATCACGACAATCAAATCCCCAGCACATGGCCGTGGTTCTCATATCACCATGTCTATTTCTGAACAACAGCGGATAATCTGCACATAGTTTTTCGTCTAGTTCTGTTTTCATTTCTTCTCCCATCTTATATTCATCAATTTATACAACACCTTGCGGTACAATGGTGGTTCTTCTGCCAGTTTAAACACGGCTGATTCAAAATCAATAACCAAGCGCGATGCACCCACTGTGGCTGTTGTCCATGATGTATTAGTATTAATGACATTAATGAAATTAAACAAGCCTGATGTTGCAGTTGTATATTGAGGTTTGATACAATCGGTGTAGTCCAAATCAAGTGGTATCTGTTCGGTCAAAGGCCAAAAGAATTCAATATCTAGTTGTTTATTCATCATGTAATTTTGGTTGTTCAAACTTCTTCTCCTGAATTGTTTTCTCACCGAAAGATTTGCGTGGGTTCATACACATCACACAATTTGGATTGCCGCAATTCATGGCATGAGTTTTGGCAAACTTGTGTGGTTTTTCAACATTGGTACCATACTGTTTCGCAATTTTAGTCTGTTTCTTAACAACATTCTCATCCCGTTGCAGGCGCTTAGAATGTTTAATTTTTGATAACTCGTCCATATGCACTCCTTGTTTATCAATTATACATCGGCCAACCAATAAAGCAATGGTACCAGAGTATGATTGCCGAAACGAAAAACCCACCTCAATGGGTGGGTTAGTCTAAGTTTACTACGAAATTGATGAATTGTACCGCCTCGTCCTCTACACTAAAGAATCTAACATAAGACCTGTGGGTTATTGTACATGATATAAAAACCATGATTGTTTCAGTATTATGTATGGAGAATTTGATTCTCCAGTTGTTTCTCATTACTGAATGCCACGATTTGGTTTTTAATGCCGCATCACGAAACAGACTAGTAAACTCTTTATTGGATGTTTTTTTATGCATGGTACCTCAACTATTATGGTATATGTATAACCACAAATAATTGAGGTTTGCATTACATCAAGAACCTCTGTGTCGGTTTATATGTCGAGCCGCCATGCCTTTTCTAGCTTCAGCAAGTGCTTCTAATATTTTCCACAAGAATTTCATTTTACCAAACCTTTTTTGTATAGGTTGGTAGCTTCTTCACTGACATATGCAGTAACTTCTTCATTAGATTTTACGATTTGTTTTGTGAATGCTGTTTGTGCATCAACGAATGCCAACATTGGTTTACGAACCTTTTCATCGGTAATAAAAGTATTAACGAAATATTTTTTTGAACCTTGAATGGTATCGATGAATGTATTGTATGCGAACATGAGTATCTCCTTAGACGATTAAATTAATGAGGCCTATTTTAAGCACCCCATTAATATATATGTGCGACCGCAACAAAAACTAAGTATAAGTACTAGTGTGCAGGGTCTAATGATGATATAAATAGTTGTGGATCACGGGACGGCAATCCCCACCCACTCTAACATTGTAAAGGAATGTCAGCATGAGTATTTATAACTCACAAAAAGGTATACCATACGTATACAAATGTACCGAAAAAACAACAGGTAGGTTCTACATCGGATACAGGTACAAATATTATGATAAACCAGAAGATGACTTAGGTAAAAAGTATTTCACATCAAATGAATATGTGAAGGAAAACTTTAGTCGATTTGATTATGAAATTGTGGCCACATTCGATAATAAAAAAGATGCTTTAAAATTTGAAGGTCAATTGATGAGAGAAACACAATCGGACCTTCAAATAAACTACGACCGAATAAGAAAACTCAAAAGAATTTAGTCTAAATCATCATGCCTGATTTTGGCAAGAATGTAGTCCTTGACCAATGATGAACGGACAATATCATTCACGGTAAACTCAATACGGGTGAAGGCATGCATGTGATCGGCAATCTCAAAGAATTTCAAAATACCGGTCACATCATTCTTCTTTTTGTTGAGGTCAGTCTGTCTGTAATCACCACACCAAATGATCTTGGAACGATATCCAACACGTGTCATCACTGTGTCTATCTCCTCGAAGGTCATGTTCTGCATTTCATCCACGATGATAATGGCATCATCAAACGACATACCACGAATGAATGAGGTTGAAATGAATTCAATATGGCCTTGTTCTTCCAATCTATCCCATGCATCTTTGCGACCAAATAAGGTTTCACAAATCTGCCTGTATGGCTGTTGGTAAATCTCCATCTTTTCATTCACATCACCTGGTAAGTGTCCAATCTCACGGGATTGTACTGCTGACCGCACCACAATTATCTTATCGAATGGGTTACTCTTATCGAGAACCTCTTCTATTGCCTTATACAGAGCACAAAATGTTTTACCTGTACCTGCCACACCATGTAGTGCAACAAAATAATCTCCTCTTTTATATGCATCAAAGAACAATCTTTGATTCTCCGTTAGTGGTTCGAATGTTTTTAAGTCATCGATTCTTACTTTTAGAGAATTACTGCGTGGTTTGATATCCGCTGAATCAGATAACATGATTTTAGTATTTGATTTTCTGGCCATTCTTGGTTTTCTCTCTTTACGGTAATTATTAGGCAATGATGTGTGGGAACTAATGGCTGGCCTCTCCTTCTTTATAAGTATTGGTGTTGCTTTTCAGATGAGCTTTACGAATCTTGCATGTGACCCAATCATTATAGTAATTGGGTGTAAGCAAACATCCTCTTACAAATATTTCATAGGTCTCATAGTAACTACACTCTGTACGATTCTTACAGAAATACAAAACCTCACGAAGGAAACAATCTGCTCCCATCGTGGCTACATCTTCAATAATTGTTTTGTTTGAACCAAAATAGTTCTGCCAACCTGAATTGACACGGGTTTTCTTTTTCTTCCCGTTAACTTGCCTTGTTGCGGCTTTGGTGAAGTATTTCCGACCAATGTACTTACGGCCGGTCACTTTGTTTGTGATACAGTAGACATAACCATATTGACCTTCAATCATTTGGTCGGTTACTTCCACTCCATTGTAAAACCATGACATTTATTCTTCATCTTCAGAATCTGGATCGATAAAATCATCTTCCTCTAAAGCTATATATTCACCACAGAAAGGACAGTGCATTGGATCACTCTCACATTCTGTTTCGTCATATTGAATTGCAAACTCTGAACCGCAAGATTCACATTGATGATTAACTATTAACATAAATTACCTCCATATACTGTTACTTGAGTATATAGACAACATGCGGTTCAGTTTATCAGGATTTACTCCAAACATCGTCCCATGAACCAGACAATGCACCTTTGGCGTAGTCGGTGGCACGGTTCTCAAAGAAATTGGTGTGTGTTGGTGCATTAATCATTTCTTCAACCCATGGTAGTGGGTTGCGTTTAACTTTGAATATGCCTTTCATACCAAGACCAATCAATCTGCGGTCAGCAATGTAACGAATGTATTTCTTCAATTCATCCGATGTTAGGCCTTCCATAGCATTGAAACCAAATGCTAGGTCGATGAATTTATCTTCCAATTCGACCATGCGTTCAGCAATGGTGTAAATTGACGATTTCAATTCATCATTCCAAATCTCTTGGTTTTCTGAAATGTATGTCTTAAACAACCTCATCATGTTCTCGGCGTGCATTGTTTCATCAACAATAGACCAAGTAACAATCTGTCCCATACCTTTCATCTTGCCAGTGCGTGGGAAGTTCAACAACATAACAAAAGAGGAGAACAACTGCATGCCTTCAGTGAAAGCACTGAACACGGCGATATGGCGTGCAGTGTTCTCTTTTGTACCATTCTTACCAGAAATGTCCATCACATAGTCGTGCTTGTCTTTCATCTCTTGATATGCCATGAATTCGTTATACATTGTTTCTGGCAAACCTAGTGTCTCAATCAGGTGTGAGTATGCAGCAATGTGTAGTGCTTCACGTGCTGCAAAGCCCAACAACATCATGCGTACTTCTGGTTGTGGGAAATATGGTAGATAGTTGTTTACATAACCACCGGCAACATCAATGTCACCTTGTGTGAAGAAACGAAAAATGTTTGTGAGAAAATGTTTTTCTTCTGCTGTTAACTTATTCTTCCAATCTTTCACATCTTCATGCATTGGCACTTCTGTGTGTAACCAGTGTGATTGTTCGTGTTTTAACCATGCATCATATGCCCATGGGTAATTAAAGGGTTTAAATGAACTGCGTTCGTCAGTTAGTCGGCTGGGTGTTTTCTTAACCATTGATCCATTCTTTCACAAGTTGTTCTGATTTTACACCATTCATCCGCTTAAGTACAGTACCATCTTCAATCATTACCAATGTTGGAACAGAACGAATGCCGAATTCAATGGCCACATCTGATCGATCATCAATATCAACAACCTCAATTGGGTACGGTGAATCTACATTGTCTAAAATACTTGCCAATGCTTTACATGGTTGACACCACGATGCGGTAAATCTAATAATCTTTTTCATTTGTCACACCAACTTTGTTTTGCTTCACCATAGTATTCGCGAGCAAATCCATTAGCAATTAGTTGGGCACGTAGGCTCTGTCCATTTAGAATGAGGTCACCCAATACACGACCACCGAATTTATCCCAACTGTATAGAATGACTTGTCGCTGTTGGCTGGCGTTAACGAGACCTTTAGTGAAAACGCTAGCGGCTTCACCTCTGGCTTTTTCGCTGTCGCATTGACCTCTAAATCCTTTTTCCGGAGTATCGACTCCATAGACTCGCACCGCAAGTTCAGGCTTAAGTGGTTTAGGTAGAAAGGGTGCGGCGATAACAACTGTATCGCCATCCGTTACTCTAATGATTTGTGCGTCATAGGTAACACCCTGTGGTGTCTTTTGTGCAAATACTGTAACTGATGTTAATGCTAATATAGCAACTATTAATACTTTTTTCATTTTTTTTCCTTTTGTTAACCTTCACAAGCCAAACACTCATTGCCTTGAGCAATGGCACTCATGTCTAATTCTTTAATAACTTCACGCTCAATGCGTTTCGATACCTTATCGGCCTTGGCCAATTTCTCTGAACGGCAGTAGTACAATGTCTTCAATCCTTTTTTCCATGCCAAGAAATGGCAGGCGTGTAGATATTTAACATTTACATCAGGCCTAAAGAACAGGTTTAAACTCTGTGCTTGGTCTATGTATTGTTGACGGTCAGCAGCATGTTCAACAACCCATCGTTGGTCAATTTCCATACCAGTTTTGAACACTTCTTTATCGATCTCATTCATCCAAGTTAAGTGTTGAACTGAACCATCGTTCGCAATGATTGAAGACCAAATGTCTGCATATTCTTGTTCACCCTTTGGTGTCAATGCTGAATCATTTGCATCCAGATGTTTCATAATAACTCTATCCAACCACTTGTTCTTAGTCAAATGTGAACCACTCAGTGTGTCTTGCCTGTAAGCATTAGCACGATAAGGCTCAATAGAAGGGCTGGTATTACCCATAATAATAGAAGAACTAGCATTGGGAGCAATAGCCATAACGTGAGCAAAGCGGCGACCGGTACCAGCACAATCGGCCGGAGAACCCCTAAGAGTACCAAGATTCGTGTTCGCTTCATCTAGTTTACCTCTGATGTGTTTGAACATTTGGTTGTTAAGTACTTTGGCCATGACACCCTCGAAAGCAACGCCGTTCCGTTGTAGGTAAGCATGAAAGCCGAGAGCACCAACCCCAATGCTACGCTCACGGCTTGCAGAATACTTTGCACGGGAAATTGCATCAGGAGCATTAACGATAAAATATTCAAGAACATTATCAAGCATCTCAGCCATGTCTCTAAGAAATAACGGGTCATTTTTCCACTCATCATAATACTCCAAGTTAACTGAAGATAAACAACACACAGCTGTGCGGTCTTTGTCAGTTGGTAAAATAATCTCACTGCATAAATTTGATTGATTGATTTTCAAACCCAGTTTCTTTTGAAACTCAGGTAGAGCACGATTACTCGTATCAATATAGTGTATATATGGTTCACCTGTTAACATACGCATCTCAAGTATGTTTTGCCACAATAGTTTGGCAGAAATTGTATCACGCACCTCACCATTGTGTGGATCTTTTAATTCCCATGTATCATCGACATTGGGATCCAACATTGACTTCTCGACCAATTCCATGAAATCATCGGTGATATTGATACCATGATGGAGATTCAGCGTTCGCATATTGGGATCACCAGTAGGTTTACGCATCTCTAAAAATATAAGAATATCTGGATGAGAAATGTCAAGGTAAGCAGCATAAGAACCACGGCGAGTACGACCTTGTCTATATGCCAAAGACGAAGCATCATAAGTCCTAAGGTGTGGCATGATGCCAGTAGATTTATCATCTGCTGAACGAATGCCTAATCCAATGCCAATACCACCACCTAACATCGAGAGCCAATTAACTTCTGATAGACAGTTGACAAGGCCTTCAGAGGAATCGTGTAGATAAGGTAAAAAGCATGATATAGGAAGGCCACGCTTAGAACGCCCAAAACTGAGAATAGGAGTAGAATACGACAACCAATGCTTACTACTATACTCATATAATCTCTGTGCGTGTTCTTTGTTTGTGCCGAACGCAGCTGAAACATAAGCAAACCTTTCTTGCGGAGAAGTTTCTTCATCCTTCATGTAACTTTCTTTTAATCTTTTTCTACCCAACTCATCGAACAAATTGTCCCGAGAATAGTCGACCTTTATACCGTGAACGATATCCATATTTACTCCAATTAATTATTTTTGTTCTGTAAACTCATTTGCCATAGGAAATACTTTGGCAATTACTTTAGCGCATTCAATCGCAATGTCTCTGTGTTCTTTTTGTGTACCGTTTGCTGAGCGGAGTTGTATGTAGTGAATCCACGAACGCAATGTGCCGTTCATGTAGAGGCGACTTACAGTAAGGCCTTCTGGCAATACGGCACGTGCCTGTTCTTTGGCAATACCATTTTTAATAGCCCAAGAGTACTCTTGTTTGACTGAAAACAATACTCGTTGTTGAGCCCGTTCCCATTCAATGGCCAATAACTTCTGTGCTTCATCACTCATATCCAACTCTACACTGTTTTGTCGATTCTTTGTGTCTTGCAATCTTGCTTCACGCAACACAAATGCCTCGTCAAGTTCAGCAGTAGGATCAGCATATCGTTGACTAAACTCTTGGAAACTAAAACTACGATGACGCAAGATTTGTCTTGCAATGTCACGTGTCGTTGTAAGTTCTAAACACAACGATGTGAGTTCCATTGGACTCCAATGTGAATTTTTAATCAAGTAATTAATTAACTTTTCAGCCGTATCGGTATTGTACTGATTGTTGGGATTTGAAACTCTAGCACAAAATGCAACCATATCCTGCACATCGTTAATTCCTTGGCTTTTCATCTCATCAGTTGGTTGTGAATACGATATCAATTTAATTTTCATAATACATTCCTTCTTTCCATTCATTTCCAGGAGAAATTTTACTTCGTTTTCTTTTACCTTCACTGTTGACCCACCATTTTGTATCTTTCACTTTTTCATTCCATTTTTTCATCATAATTAATTCCTTTTCTCTACTCAAGTTACTTCTTGCTTTTTTACCATTCTCTTTAGCCAATATTGGATCAGAATTTATAGCATGTATACCTATTTTATTTTCAACAGTTTTTAAACCAGCTGCCCTACATATTTCTTGTTTATATTCTTTTGAAATTTTTTGAAAATTGTGATTTCCACTCTGCCACAGTTCGGATTGATGTTTTGATGCACTTTCACGCAATAAAACATTTTCTTCTTCCGATCTATTCATACGAATTAAAATTGCTTGTATTGCACCATAATCATTTTGATCCTTGTGTATTTGTAAATGTTCTTCAATGGTAACAGCCTTTAAATTTTTTGGATCATTATTTTGATGATTGCCATCTATGTGATGTATTTCATAACCATTTTGTAATTTTTCACCATTATATTTTTCCCATATTTTAACATATTGTTTACTCATAACATTGGACTCCCTTCGAGTGTATATGTTATTTAGTAAATTTATACTTTCTTCCAAAAAATAAATTCAGTTTGTGCCTTTATACCTTTGAATGTGTTATTACTTATAATATCTTCAATTTCATCAGGTGATAAACCATTCAACACCATCTCATTAATATCTTTGCCATCAACAGTATTTGGCCAAATGACGATATTGTGACCTAAAACTATCGCTTCCTGCATCAACTTCGTAATTTCTTTATTGCGTGGTTCATTGTCGTATATCAAGGTAATATTATTTGCCTTAATATTTTTTATCGATTGATGCAATGACGAATCACCTGATGCCAGACAGTTACTTAGGAACAAGGAATCTAGAGGTCCTTCAACCACTTTAACAGGCTTACTCAAGTCAACTCTGTCAAGACCAAAGACCATCTTATCGGCATCTTCTTTAATCTTCATTGTCACATATCGTAGTTTGTTATCTGAAGTTTCCAATGCACGACCAGACACACCAATAAGGTCATCATACTCATCATAGAACGGAATTACAAGTCGTGAATCATCGACCAATTTCTTGCCATGATCTGGATTCAAGGCATCCAAAAACTTTTTATAGTGCTGTGTGAAGAATAATTTATTGTATGATTCTTTTGGTATCATACGGTTTTGTAGATAGGTCAAACAGAAGTGACCTTCGGGTAGTTTACTGCAAATCTCCGCCTCTGTGAAAGAGGTTTCTTTTTGTAGTTTACCAAATCGTGGAGGTGGTATATCAATGAATGTGACTGATTTGTTTTGCACACCAGTCTCACCACTTTTATAGTTTTCCATCACATACTCTTTGTATAAAGAGTCATCTAGATTCTTAATTAGATTGCCTAGATTTGTACCGACACTGCAATTGTGGCAACGATAGAACAAACCATTGCCTTTTTGGTACACGTACCCTCGAGCTTTGCTTTTGTTCCGTTGACTATCACCACAGATAGGGCAAGAGAAATTCCATAGGTAAGAATCTTTTTGTTTGAAGTTACGCAAACGAGAAGAAACTAATTTAATATATTTTGAGTCTGTGGATATTGTCATAGACCATAATATAACACATCCTCAAGCGTTTGTCAACTCATCAGAATAGTTTACCTATTAGTTCTGAAACATTGATCTGTGACAACAACCATACGAGCACAACTATGCCGCCGGCGGCCATCCACTTCCACTCCATAATCTTTTTGAGTTCGTTGTCTTCTTTTTCATTATGTGCTGTAATCTGGGCACGTAGGCCTTTGATTTCATCCATAATTCTGCGCTCAGTGAGTTCCAACTTGTCAGATAGACTCCTATCGACCGTGGTTATCCTCGAATGTAGGTCTTTAATGTCAGCCACAGTGTCTTGTTTTCTTCTATCCATATCATCGTAGATTTGATTGACCATACGGTCTTGGTTGTCCATTAATCGTTCAATAACTTTATCGAGTTTATCACATAATTGAGTTAACGTTGATACCTGAGTTTTCAGAATACCAACGTCAACCTTCATGCCAACCGTTTCTTGGTCTATCGGCATCATTTTTTCTCAGGTACCTTGGTGCCTTCTAATTTCTTATGCACTTTGATTTTTTTACACACTTGAACTTGTTTGCCAGTTTTTTTATCAATAACTGGTTTACCTGCCCTGTCTAATTTGTCGGTACAAACTTCTTTCATTTTAGCCTCAGCATACACACCTGTTGCAGCAAAAGCAATAGCAATAGCGGTTAGAATCTTTTTCATAATACTTCCTTAGATAAATGGTTGTGGCGCAGCCGGCGGCGCAGATTTACCGCCGAAACCTGCTACGACCGGATCTGGCGTGCTTGTTACAGTGAACCCGCCACTAAGTGGTGTTGGTATTGGTGTTGACACGTTTGATGCTGAACCTGCTATTTTTTCTTGTGTGCGACCAAATGCTGCGATACCTAGAACGGCACCCATAGCAATGTGAAATAATCCTGCACCCTGCAAAGTCAGTGGGTTCCATTGTGTAATTGATGAGTCAGTAATTGTTTGTAACAATGACCATGCAATTGGAAATACAACCATGTCCATCATACAAACTACCATATACATCCAACCCATAGCAGGACGCCATTTTTTTTGCATCCAATCTTCGTCTTTTGTCATATTAAACTCCTAGTACGTGTAAAGCGTGTTCATAATGTTTAATACGGTCCTCAAGTCCAATGGTACCGCCGTTGATTCGTTTAGTTAATGTGAGTATATCACCTCTGTCAGCCCATTGGTTTAGGTTGTTTGATTCCCAAAACCAACATGCAGATTGTGCTGCACCTTCAAATGTAGCCAAATACTCAGACACTTCTTCTGGTGTAATTTCCAATGAATCCGCAAATGCTGTGTAGTTTTGTTTGCCTGTCAATTGAATTAGACCGCGACCACAATATCTGTAACCATCACCAGAGGCTTCATTACCATTGCCCATACGATTAGCATAGACGCGATTAGCAATAGCTTCTTGTTTGTTCGGCAGTGAACAGTATTGATTTGCAATCGAATCATCAGTGAAATACTTTGGAAAGATTTTACGTAGTGTAGCAGGACGATAGTTTAAATTCTCTTTGAGTACCATAAAACCACCAGATTCGTGAGCACACTGAGCAACAAATGCTGCGATTCTTTGTGGTGTATTAATCTCATACTCTGGCAATAATTTTTGAAGTGCATCGTACCAATAATCAAGATAAGGATTTTTTGGTAGTAGTTGTTTTAATTGTTCTTTAGTTAGTTCCATTTTTCACCTCAAATTAATAGTGCTACATTGCACGCTTGTACGATATAACGGAATGTTTCTTCATTGTCTGCACATTCTTGAGCAGCACGCACATCACGAATCTCATTAATGAGATAATTTCTTTCTTCTTCATTAATGTTACCTAGTTGACATTGTTCAACTATGGCCTGTATTTCTTGTTCTAGTGGATGCATTATCTTCCTCTCCATGCAGATTTTGCGGCTTCAATTCTTTGTTCTGCTGTTCTTTTACCTATTTCACAAAATGTTTTACTGCCACCACCACCCATCTTAATTACATGATTGTGTAGACCAACAATATTCTCTTGTTGTGGGTCGCTTCGCCAATTGACATATGCCACCATCAATTCAGTCTGAGCAACAACTTTAGACCAGTTTGCTGATGTGCAATCGACTTTACGCAATTCATTATCTGTCATTACCAAATAATTGAACATCACAGGGTCGTGTGGTCTTGGCCAATATTTCTCAATTGTGGTACAACCACTCAATAATACCATACTTAAAACGATTAATAATTTATTCATAGACATATTTATACCCTCTTTTTATCCTTTTTACGCCACTCTAAACACACAACCTTTCGGCTATATACATCACCAGTCCAAGTCCACCTGACACATTCGTATTCTGCTGCGGCATAACCTAGTGCAAATGACAATATTAAACTCGACACTACGATATTAACTTTTTATGTTAGTTTATTGACACCAGCCATAATATAAGCAATAATCGTACTAGCTTTCATCCTGGTAACAATCTAAATCCGTCTATCACCAATGGAGCCATTATACAAAAACAGATTAATTTGAATGCTATATCAATAATTTTTTCATAATCAAATTCTTCTTGTGGTCTCACCGACCACATCCATGTTTTGCACAGTATTCAACGAGTTCGTATAGACCAATGGCTAAACCAGCAATGAATACAATAATGAATACAACAGCTAATAACATTTCAAATTGCTCTTGATCCTTTTTTTTTCGTTTTTCTTCCGCTTCTTTTGCTCTTCTTGCATCATGGGCGGCTTCTACATCCATGGCTTGTGATCGACTTTTTATTTTATTCCACACATCAATCTTGCCGGCCTGCATGAATAGGAGTTGTAACTCATCTTCAAACCGTTTGGCTTGATCTAGAGCCATCTCAATTTGTATGGCTGTACCCATACTAGATTTATTTTTATTATTTTTGGCTTCTACTACAGCCTTCGATGCGGTGCTTTTTGCATCAAAATATTTTCCTAAAACCGGGCCCAAGGACGAAACATCGTCCACAGTTTTGGAAACTTTTTTAATTAATGCGACAGCGGCTTGTATGCCAGCCAGTGCGGTTAGTGGATCAATCATATCAGATAATCATTGGGAACCAAAGCCAAAGGCCTTGACTCATTAACAATGCTGCAAAGGCACCGACCACAATACTACCCCAATACAATGACATACTAACAGCTAAAATACTTGCTGTCAATAAAACAATTGCAATTTGAAATGCTGACCCAGCGAATGTTAACCAAGGACCAGACTTACGAATCACATCACGTTCCAACTCAAGCGCCTGTGCTTTAGCCATAAGTTCTTTTTTACCTTCACCTGTTGCGGGTTCAGATTCATATCTATTAATTTTTGCAGTTAACTTATTTGCTTTTTCAAAGTCTTTTCTTTCAATAGCATCATCTCTAGCCATCTCTGCAAGAGTTTGTTTAACTGATTTTGCTTGATAAAATGCCCAAGTATTATTTGCACCAATTGTGTTATTCAATACTTTGGAACTATTACCAGAGGAAATGTATGTGTTGATGGCCAATAATGCGGCAAGTACAGTAATCAGCCAACCGGCTTTGTCTTTGATCTGTGCTTCTCGTTCTGAACGGGATAAGGTTTTCTTTTCTTCTGTCATTTTATTTCCTTATTAATTTTTTTTACCACTGGTTTTTTGACCGGTGATCGAGTGGGTCTACGCCCAATAATTTCTTTGTGTTTGATTACCATGACCAGCAAAATCAAACTGAGATTGATAACAATAATCATGGTCCAGGCTGCTGTCATGTAAAACAGGTACTGTGATTGCAATCTATTCACCACGGACATATAGAAATTGTCAGTGGTGTTGACTATTTCTTTCTTGTATTTTTTGTAATCATCACCAAACATCAGCATTTGCGCCGCGGTATAGTGATGCATCTGTAATTCAAAATTTATTTCAGGTTTGCCTTTATCAATCCAGGCAAAGGCTTCAACTTCCAACTTGGCAAGATTATTGCTCAATTCTTCTGCACGTAAAAGGATGTCTAACTCGGATTGCAAAAACGTTACTTCTTTTACTCTGTTTTTGAATGACTTTGAAATACCGTGGTCATCTGGCATTTCTCCGTTGCGTATCTTGAGAACATTATTGAATTCTGTTCTCCATAATTCGTTTTTGGTTGTTACGAAATATCTAGCATAGTTGGTCAAATCGTCTGATGATTTGGCCATGGTTCTACTAAGTGAAGCTGCATGATTTAGTGTGGTCAACTGTGTTTCTGCACTTTTGAAACAACTCAACACAGCTAGACTACTGAGGAATATAACTCCTGAAATAACATAAGGAGTTTTTTTAAATTCTAAAATTTTATCTAGTATTTTCATGTGAATGTCTTCATTAGTAAGCTCAGTAGTTGTTTTACCTCTGCTTGGTAATTAGTGAGAATAATCATGGCCAAACCTAGAGTTGCTGTAGGCAAACTCTTTGTTGCAGGCGATGATGGCGCCGGTGCTACTATTTTTCTTCTAGCAACGACCCTTTTTCTTACCATGTTAATTCCTTTATTTTACTGATTCAAATATATTTTTTTGTACACCATACCATTCAATCCAAGCATCATTTTTTACAGCACACTCATAATATGTGGTGTAGTTTAAAGTAATTGTCTTCGACACATCACTTAATTTAGCATCTTCTTTTAACTTTTCTAAATTAGGACACGAATCCCGAACAAACTTTGGTGGTTCAGGAAACTTCATCACCATAGGAACTGTAGTAGAACAACCAGTCAGCAATGCAACCAATAATAAAGCAAATTTCATTTTAATTTCTCAGCGGCTTTGTTGTGTGCTTCAATAAATTCTTTTGGTATTTCACACATACCACCAGGTAAAAATTTTGTATCGTATTTTACAACTTCTCGATCAATATACTGAACAACATCTTGGCCACGTTCACGAATAACTTGTGTTTTGTTGATATACTTGGTTTCAACCTTAACTGTTTCTTTCACTGATTGTTCTTCAGCAACCGATACCTTGTCTTTCAATTCTTTTATATCAGCCAATAGAGACTCGTTGCCTTTAACTACACCAGCCATAAACAAACCAAATGCAAAGGCAATATAAGAAACTGCCTGAACGGCAGCTCTATAATAAAAAGGTACAAATCTACTGGATAGTATTCCAAATATACCTATCCCCAATATACCATAAAACAACCAATGCGGAATAAATTGCAACCACATCACTGAGGAGTTCTACGTGGCACATATGAAATGAATGAAGGAACTTTCTTCTTCTTAACACCAGGTTCTACTGATGGTGGTAGAGAAGTTTCTGCACCAGTACCAACAGAGTTAGTTGGTGCATCTTCTTTCATGTGGCCATATTTCTTTTTGTACCAGTCTTTCATGCCATGTGTCTTGCGATAGTGTCTAACTGTTGCAGAATCATTTGCTTGGTCACGATATTTGTTCTCTGCCGTAGTATTGTGTGACTTCATTGCTTCGGCAGCTGCATGTGCATCTTTGGCAATGTGTATCAATGCCTCATCAGACTTCTTATGATATTCGTGGCCTTCCAATGGATGGCGTTGAGAAGGACGACCTTCTTCTAAAACTGTATACTCATTAAACTTTATCATTTTATGTTCCTTAATACTTCTGCGATTCTCATATCAACCGCAATATCAGAAGATAATAAATCTTGTCCTTTGATGCCACGTATAATCTGTGGCATATAATTTAAAAATAGTAAATACGTTTTCAACACAGCATAATCATCTTTGGCTACTTTAAAGAATAACATTCTGGTGGCCACTTCTACTCCAAACACATTGTATATGACAATGAGGTGATTTAAAACCAACCTCTCACGCATCTCACTATACCTACGGTACCTCTGAAATAGTCTTTTGAGGTAATTAAACCTCTTCATGTCCTCATTAAACTCACTCATTATGCAGTCAGGCTTATCATAAGACTTTGCTGCATATAACATTATATTTTCATTATTCAAATTATCAAAGGACATTAATCTTCTTCTGGTTCTTCGGCGACTAGTTCGTTAATTGTTTCTTCATCACCTACATGTGCATAAAACTCGTAATTGCCTGCGTCTGATTGATAGTACAACAAATACAAATAAATTACATTATCTGGATTGTCAAACTGATGGATATCAAAGGTGATTTCGTCACCGTCAACATCCAATTCATATAACGCAGGTATGTCCAGGCCGTAAGAATTTAATACCTTACGAACTTTCTGTATACCATCTTGTGCAACTCTAAACCCATCAACGTTCAATTCTCTGTACAGTTGAGCGTTGATTTCAGAAACTACAATAGGATTTTGAACCGATGATGAAGATTCACCAGTCGGCTCATGTGCATCTTTCGCCTGATTGGGTTCTATGTTATGGAACTCTTTAAGAAATGATTTAAATGTCATATCTAATACTGGAGTCGAAACTCCAGTTACTATTAAGTATTAGCAAACATTATGTTGTCATTGGCACCAGTAGCTGCGTCAGCACTCATACCACCAGCAACAAGAACTTCAGTTTGTACACGGCCAGTACGACTACCAGTACCCTGTTTAATTAGAACCCAACCTGTGTGAGCAGGTTTGTTTGCTTTGTTTGATGATAATGCGATTTCAGCATCCGATACACCGAATACACCAACAGCGGCACCAGTAACGAATGCACTGGATGTTGAATTAGCATATAAGTCGTGGCCGTTATTGGCTACACCCAAACCACCGGCTACTGCCCACTTTGGAGCACCTGTGTTTGCGTCTGTCATTGAAAATAAAGGCATGTTTTTCTCCTAGAATTATTGTTATATTTATGTGTTGTCAACTTTTTGAATCTGCGAATCTAAAACTGGATTGGCTTCAAACTTATCAGATTTAGTAGATTTCTTTTTCTTGGCAGAATCTACTGCATCTTTAATAATATCTGTTTTGCGTGATTCTACTAATGTGGACTCTTTCATCGACTTAGTACCCACACTGTTAGCTTGTCTTGCACCGGCAGCTTTCATTGCTGTACGTGCCAAATGTCTGACCCTAGATTGTGCTGTGTGGACTGCGCCAGATTTATCTGTTACATCAGTCGGTGTTTTTTTGTACGGACCATCAAATGGTGGTTTATTATCATCAGCTGCCTTTTGACGGGCTTCAATAGAATTCTTGTAGTTTGGTTCATCCATAGGCCTAAATGCTTCTGCCACACCTTTTTGCATAGGCTTTTGTTCTGGTTTCTTTGGCTGCAACACTTCGCGCCCTCTTTGCTCTGATGCTTCGCGTCTTTGCTTGATGCGCTCCAGAGCATTATGCATTCTTACTGCAACAGAAGATGCTTCTGCGATTGGTTTAGCAACAGTGGTCTTGCCACCTTTCTTTACCAGAGTTTCTTGTGCAGAAGATCCAGTTGGGTCATCACCAATCTCTTTTGCTTCATCAATCTCACTCATCATATAGTTAGCAACTGTTGAGATATAATCTTCTGCTAATGTAATTTTAGATTGAACCCACTCAGGAAGGTTATCATTATCTTTCAGCATGTCGTGAACTCTTTGAGCATTGTTAATTACGCTTTGTAATTGGCCTCGAGCCATATCACCTTCGTAATCGTACTCAGTTTTTTCTTTTGCTTCGGAAACAGATTTCCAACCACCACCCATCTCTTTATACTTTTTCGCAGCCCAACCATTGGCATAAGCAGAAGGGTAAACATCGAATTTAGATTTAGCCTGTGCCTTGGCTTGCGCCCATTTCTCAGGACTTGTTGGCACATTTTTTTCGTTTAAATTTTCCATATCTTCACTTATCTTTCCTTTTCCAAAGTTGGACACGTTAATTGGTTCACCCTTCCTCTCAGGATTAGGGTCATGTTTTCTTTTAGATGCAACGGCAGAAGCTCTTTCTTTTTTAGTTAAAGAAGCTCTCTTTTCGTTAGACATGCATTTAGGTTTAGGTTCACCAGGTTCTCTTGCACAAGGACCAATCGCTTCACCTTTACTGTTGATTCTTTTCCAACCACCTTCTGGATCAGTCTTACTAAACCATTTACGCAAATCTTCATTCATCTCTTCTTCTGGTAAAGATTCTTTCATGCAAGAACCTGGAGAATATGGTTTTTTACCTGGTACACGTTTAAAACCATCCCAACAAAGACCTTTGGCTTCTTGGCGAATTGAATTGAAAACATCGGATACTGGTTTAGCCATTATTCACTTTTCTTAGATGTTAAGTATGCTTTTAATCCCATCATTCCTCGTTTCTTTGGTGCCGATCCGTGTTCTTCAGTCACTGGTTTCTTTTTCTTTTCAACTTCAATCTTTTTCAATTCAGCATCAGACGGTCCTTTTACATAATCACTCTCTGGTTTAGAAGCACCATATGCACGACCTTTAATCATCGTCTTTCCGTCTGGACCTGGAGTATATTCATCCAACTGCTCAACTTCTTCTTTAGCAAATTGTGGTAACTTTTTTTGTTTATTCCATCTATCACTCAACGTGTTATTTTTAATAGCTTTGGCATGAGCGTTACGAATAAACTGATGAGCCTTGTCCTTACTATCAAATGTACCACTTTCTGCGTGTGACAATTTTGCGGCTGAATGATGAGCGTAATATTCTCCGCTTGGCTGCTTAGTGATGATACCAATTTCTTTGCCTGAACTAGGATGAGTCACAGTATTTGTAATTGGGTTTGACAGATTACTTATATGTGATCTCGACTTTGCGCTTGTTGGTTCAATATTTGCTTCATATACTACTTCAACTTCTTCTTTAACTGGTGCATCTGGTGCATGTTTCTTTTTCAAATACTTGTCAACCTTACGAGCATATTCGTCTTTTACTTCTTCGTTTGTTGACTTTTTAGCTAAATTCATCGCAGCACTATAACCTGGAATCTTTGATAGTTTTTTTAGACGATCTGGATTTTTTGCAGTTTCATTACCAGCTGCAACCAATCTTTTTTGACGAGCATCAAAATCTTCTTTAGATTCTTTTTTGGCTTCGTCAACTTGCTCGATTTCTTCTTTCATGTGAGCTTGTACTGCCTTTTTTGCAGCGGCTGCTTTTGTTTTTTCTACACCGGTCTTGTAGTGTTTGCTTGTTTCTGATCCGTCCCAATTTTTACCACCAGAATGATATCTCCAGCCTTCGCCGTGTTCTCTTGTTACATCAGCCACATGTTCACCAGATGGAGAATGTATGCGGCCCTTATCAGTGTGTTTCATTCTTATTTTATAGCCATTTTCAATATCTGATTCATCCAACTGTTCAACTTCTTCATTCTTTACTTTTTTTTTGGCACGAAGATTCTTAAAGTCATCAGCAGTCAATTCATCTTTCTCTGGCTCATGTACATCCAACTTTTGTTGATTTGGGTGTAATGTTTTCTCCATAATTTTTGCAACAGCAGCTGCAATTGATTGATTAATTTTATCTTTAAATTCCATGATAGTTCCTATTTTGATTGATTATTATTAACAATTCCATTTGCGTAGAGCTAATGCTTTGCGTGTTGGTTCGCCATTTGGTTTTTTCATTGGTCCATCAACACCACCCATTCTTGCACAGAATGATTTGCGTCTGTTCGCTGCCTTTGATCCTGCTTTTAATTTTGATGGTGGAGTTGTTACAGCCATCGATAGTTTAGAACCTGGATTTTCTGCACGATAAGAAGCAATACCTTTGCGGTTTAAACCACCTTCAGGATTCTTTCCTTCTTTTCTCTGCCAAGCTGCAGATTCTATAAATTGTTTGAGTGTTTTCATGCACCAATCGCCTTGTTAGATTTAAATGACAATAAAGAAATACCTTTTTTCTTCAACTCATCTTCTTTCTGTGCGCCAATGGAAGCACCAGTTTCATCACCTTGCATCTCTACAACTTGTGATGCTTTACCATCTTTCTTTTTGTTAATCTTCTCGCCCATGTCACGTCCAATGCTTTCACCAGACGCAGCCATGGATAATCCAGGTTCTATGCCTTTGTCGATGGATTCTTTGATTTTCTTGGATTGGCGTTCCCTGATTTCTGAGAGCGTGAGTTTTTTGCTGGAATCGGTTTCGCAGCCGCAGTGCTCGTTGATTTGGCCACCGGTTTCTTTATTGGTGCTGGTGCTTTTACCGGAGGTGCTACTACCACTGGTGCCACTGACTCTATCACTGTAGCTTTCAGTAAAACTGGTTCCTGTACCGATTGTTTGCGACTCAAAAGTTCTTTGATAAATTTCATCATTTCTATTCTCCTTTAATTTAACGACATAACCCTTACCTTGTTGTGCCACTTCACCATTTTTCGTGTGTGCTTCTTTTGCAGCAGATCGGCGCAACATAAAAATTCTAGGATTTCCATTCTTGTCGGTGATATATTTATCACCAGATTCAAATTCTTTACCAACCAGTTTGACACCAGAAACATCTTGAATTAATTTCCACGCATCACCATGTTTATTGTTGGCCATGTGTGATTTGAATTCTTTCTTTTGTTCAGGTGTTGCCTTCTGGTGAAACTTCATAACTTCCATCATTCCAATATTACCAGCATATGCCGCCTCTTGAATTTTCTTCATTGATGAACCAGTTGTTGGCACACTGACCTCTCCTGGTTTCTCTCTTGGTACTTCAACTAACTTACCATTAACAGAATGGTGTGTAACTTTACCTTGTTTACCATAACGGCCAAAACCATAATATGACAAACCGAGTTTATGTGCTTGGTCAGCTGATTGACCTTGGCCATCGGCATGTGCAGACAACTCTGCTTGTTTTGGTGGTATAGGAAATCTATTCTTGCGTTCCATCTCAGAAGCAATCCAATTCTCCGCAGGTTCACTTTTAGGTGGTGCCTGTGTGAATTCGCGGACATTCTTAAAGATATCCATCAACTCCATTTTCTTTTGTTTAACAAGTTCGGGGTCTGCCGAGCGTAAGTCTTCCGAATTGTCAAACTCAATATAGTTTGTGCCAAATAACTTGGCATATTCTGTGCGTGAGTTCTGTACCGAATCCCACTTCTCTTTGCGAATGGTTTCAGGTACGGCACGACCACCACGTTGACCGCGTTCAATGTTTCTCTGTGCAGATATATCATCACGTGTATTGACCAGAAGCATTTTGGTATCATAGCCAAGTTCTTCTAGTTTAGATTTAATCTTTTTAGTTTTTTCGAGATCATCACCGGTGCCATTGATAATTAAACCATTACGACCTAATAATGCCAGACGCTGGCGCAAATCTGTAATTGATTTTGCACGACCACGAACAAAGTTGCGTTTTTCTTCTTCGGACTTAGGCATCTTCTTGTCGAGGCCTTCTTTGTCCATCATAAACTCTAATGCTCTGTCTGAATTGATTTCAGTTA